CGAGCAACGACGGGCCTGTGCCTCGTTGAAGCGCGCACAGGAGCGCATCCCGGCGCACACTGCGTGCGTGTGCCCGTGGCGTGGGAAGACCGTGTGAGAGCCGAGGTTGCGGGGAGGACCGGAAGGCGTGTAAACTAGCCCTGTTGGGCCGCTCGCCTGCGATTGCGCCGCAGCGACGTCTCTGAAGGGCCACTCTTCCAAGTGGCCTTTCGCTTTTCATCATACGCCCGCTGTCAAGTCATCCATGCACCGGCTGCACTCGGCCCGCGCGGCACCTTTGGACTTGCGACCGTCCGCTTCGGTTTCACCGCCGCCGCGAAGGTCAAGCCCAGCGCATCGGCCTCGTCGGGACTCGCCACCCCGCGGGCTTTCAGATGCTCTTTGCTCTCGAGCACGAGCCGGTCTTGCTTGTCATGGTGATACCCAGGCGCCGTCAGATCCTGCTCGAGCCGCGGACTGACCGCAATCGCCCCGTGGTCCAGCCACGCCCGCATCTGCCCCCACATATAGGCCCGCATGTTCAGGAACTTCCGATCGGGCGGCTCCGCCCCGAACTGCACCTCGGTGACGTTGCGGTGCCCGAGCTGGCGCAAGCGGTCCACGATCGGCCCGCCGATGCCGGTCCCATCCACGAACAGCATGTCCACCTTACGCCCGCCGTACTCCCGGCCGCAGATGTCCGCCGCGAGCGTCACGAGGCGCATGCTGTCTCGCATCTGTTCACCCGGCACGCGGATGGCCGGGATGGAGCGCGCATCGGCGCCGCGCCGGAACACGAAGACGCACTCATCATCGCCGCCGCGGGCCACATCCAAGCCGCAGAGCAGCGGATCGTCTGGGAAAGCGAGGGGCGGGCGTTGCTGGGCGCCGAAGACCCGCGCGCTATCGATGTATTGCAGGTCGGAGGCTTTCGGGGGCACGCCCCGCACGCGGACGCGCACGAAGTCGCTATCCTCGCCATACTCGGCAATCCACTCGGTAATCTGCTGCTGGTTCGTCAGCTTCGACGTGCGGGCATCCACGATCACCGGATGCCACTGTTCCCGGCCGGCGCCAAAGCACGCCCGATGGAACGCTCCGCTCGAGCGCGTGGGGTTGCCGAACTGGAAGATCATCGGCTCGCCGTCCGTCAGTCCGCCTTCCGCCACCTCGAAAATCTTGTCGGGGATGGCGCTCGACTCATCGAACAGGTAGAACGACGTCGAATCCGCGGCGTGCTGGCCGGCGAACGCTTCGCTGTTCTCTTCCTTGGAGCTCTGGGGGGCGCAGAACCACGACTCCTTGTAGTTCGGGTGGAACATGCGATTGCTTGTGACCGTGAACCAGCGGCCAGTCAGGCAAAGCTTCGTCCACCGCTGAATCGCCGCCCAGGTCTTCGTCTCAAGCTGCGTGAACGTGTTCGCGGTGATCGTCCCCTGGCAGTGCGGGCGGGTGCTCATGATCCAATCCACGAGCCACGCGGCCATCGCGCTTTTGCCGATGCCGTGGCCGCTCGAGACGCCACGGCGAATCGGCAGGACGGGCGTGTGCCCATCGAACCCGCGCGCCGCCACCTCGGCCCCGAGCTCGCACAGGAAGGCTTCTTGCCACACGTCCGGCCCCTGATGATGCTCAAGCGGCGTGCCTGGCTGGCCCCACGGATAGCAGGCAAGGACAAAGCCGAAGGGATCGGCGTAGCAGTCAGCCACCAGATGCGCCAGCGCGAAGTCGGCCTCGGTCGGTTCTGGCGTGGCGATGCGGGTCTGCCGGCGCACCGCGAAGGACGACCGGCGGCCGTCAGACATGGCGCGTTACTCGCTCAAGAGGGAGGTTTCGCGTGCGCGGGCGAGCCGGAGGCGACCCGAGGTAATCGCCGCCAGCAAGGCTTCATCGCTTGAGAGCGTCACATCCACCCGCTCGGTCGGCCGCCCCATCGTGCGGTCCAGCACGTCCTTGACCGCCGCAATCGCGACGGACGGGAACTCACCCTGCGCCACGAGCTCGCCGAGGCGGGTGATGGCGGGATGTTGCAGCTCAAGCAGCCGCTCCTCGGCCCGGCGTTGCACCTGTGGGGCACCACCGCCGTGCTTCACGCAGACTGCACCGCCGGGAATTGGCCGACGTTTGCAGCGCACGCCGCTGTGTTTCGAGGTCGCGGTGCAGGACACGTACCCCAAACCGTCCGTATGGTCGAGCGCATCCATGCGGTCAGGACGCGCTTTGAGCCGCCCCTTCGGCGCGTGGCGTTTCGGCGTGGGCGGCGGTGTCACGGTCGGCATGTCCCTCCCAGTATGCGCCTATTGCCCCTCACTCGGGCCGGCGGACGGCGGCGGACGGAGGGCGGCGATTCGATCGCGGAGCGATTGTCGATGCACCATCAGCAGCGGATTGCCGTGCTCCCACACGGTGCTGCCTGACTGGGCCTCCACGATCGCCAGCACCTGATCGAGCAGGGCGGCGCGGACCTGGGCGATCTGCTCCTCCATATGGGCGAGGGCCGGCGTGAGCGCCTCCACATGGATCTGCAGATCGCGGGTCAGCGTCGCGATCGTGGCGTCGCGCGTGACCAAGCACGCTTCAGTCGCCATGGTTCGATTGATCCATTCCGCTCGTTCGTGTTGCACCTCCACAATGTAGGCGTCACGCTCGGCGAGTTGCTCGGCATAGCGATCGCGCTCGGCGACGATCATCTCGTAGGCCGTGACGTGGATCGCGGCGGCCTCCTCCCGTGCGCGGGTGAGGGCATCCACTTCTTGCTGCTCAATAGCGATCGCCGATGCTGCGCCTCTCGCCAGTGTCCGTTCGGCGTCAGTCATCGTCGCGGAATAGCCGCTCTGTTGTGGCACCCGCCCGGCCTCTGCGCCGAAGGCGATCAGGATGTCGCGCGCAGCCATCAATGCCTCCAGCAGCGTCTGCGCCGTCACGGGCGCGGGTGGGGTCACCGCGGTCAAGGTAGGATCGGCCTCGCTCACGGGCGAGGGAGGGGTCACGGGCGTTGAGTCGCTCATCGGATCTGCTCCTCCACCCACGCCAACACGAACTGATAGCGCTGCTCTGGCGTCTGCACGCGAGACGAGCCTTCATCGTTCTGGTAAATCGCTTCCCACACCACGAGTTTCGGCCAGCCGTGCCGCTTCAGATACTGAGCCGTCACATGGTCATCGCCAAACGGGGGGACCATCGCCCGCGCGGCAGTCGGATCGCCTCCTTGCTTGGCGAGCGCCCAGGCGCCCAACGCGCAGACTTTCGGCGCGTCCCGCTCGCCTTCCGCGAAGATCTCGGCTTCCAGCGCCTTGACGGGGAGCGCCAGCAGTGCCTCCCGCAGTTCGCGCAACCGGGCCTGACCCGCCTTGCCCCGAAGGGACCGCTCCACATTCGCGCGATAGAGCTCCATCTGACCTGGGTAGTCATCGCCGTAGTCGTCCGAGTAACACGATCGGCTCATCGTCCTCCGCTCGCTGTTCTCGCCGCTGGGGCGGCGTGTTGGTGCGCGACCTGGTCGCCGCGCAGATACTGATGATCCACCAGCCAGGCCATAACAACATCCAGGCCGCCGACAATGTGGTGGACGTGCGCCTGAAGGCAGAGGCCGCGGAACTGCGCTTGCTCCGCGCTCAGCCGCCCGCCCCGTGTGCGCTTCACTTCGATCAGCAGCAACTGATGCGAGACGCCACCGCGTGTCTTCATGAATACGACGAGGTCGCACATGCCTGCGGTCATCATGGTGCCGTGATGATCGGTGCGCCGGCGCGTCGTCCCGAGCACGTAAACAGCCGCCCCGAGCGAGCGCAGGAGCCGCACAATGTTGGCCTGCTCGACCTTCTCGAGCGGCGCGCGTGCAGTGCCCACTTGGCGTCGGCTCATGCAACCCGCTTCCATTCAGCCATGAGCCGATGCCCGATCCACGTCACGACCGACACCGTGACGGCATTCCCCAGCGCCCGATAGCGATACGAATCAGGACAGCGACAGGTGGCCGTGGTGTAGGGCGTCACGCCGCAGAGGCAGGTCCAGCCAGGAGT